CAGTAATTGTTTGGATATAGTTACCCACTGTATCAGTTCCAAGTGTTACTGAATTAGCATCTACACTTGATGCTTGTATTCCTAATGCATCAACAAATGCTTTAGTAACTCTAGCATCTATAGCTGAATTTGCTCTTGTATCTGTATAGTAAAGATTTGTATTTTCTGTTAAATCAGCAGTTGTCTTATTGCCAAATGCAGAATCAAATCTTGTAGTTGTATAATATAAATTAGTTGTTCCTTCACTTAAATCATCTGTATCTTTAGATGTGAAAGCTGAATCAAATCTAGCTGATGTGTAATATAAATTTGTGCCTTCTGCTAAATCAGATGTAGACTTAGTTGCAAGTCTAGTATCAAAATCAGTATTAACCCTAGCTGTTGTGTAATATAAATTGCTACCTTCAGATAAGTCACCTGTATCTTTAGTGCCTAACCTAGTATCAAATGCAGAATTTACTCTTGCAGTTGTATAGTAAAGGTTAGTATTCTCAACAACTATAGAAGTATCTAGTGTTGATGTAACTGATTGATTAGAACCATTGCCTATAAATATCTTGCCATTGTCTAAGTTAGGAGTAGCGTTACTTCTTCCAGCACCACCTACTTTAATAGAGCCATTGTTTTGATGACTTCTTAATACTTTACCTATGTTTTGTATTTGTGCTGATTCTCCACTTGGAGCTGTAGTTGTATATTCACCTGCTGTTGTAGATACATAAAGTATTTCACCAACTGATTCATTAGAAGTATCAATAGATGTTAAATTACCAAAAGTAACTATTTGCAGATTATTATTAGCATTAGCATCTTCTATTGCCATACCAAATGCAGGCATCTTAGAAGCATCATCAGCTTTTGCTTTACCTACTGTAGTTGTATTTCCTGAAACACCTGATACGTAAACAACATCACCTTTAGATAATGCTTCATCAGTTTTAGCTGTAAATCTAACAGCACCATCAATATCACCAATAAATTCTTCAGTAGCTGTAATTATATTAAAAGTAACATTATCACTAGTTGCTACAGCTTGTCCTATAGCAATACTAGGAGTAGAACCTTCACCAGTTCCACCTGTTACTGTTACACCAGTACCGCCTGACATAGATTCAACATAATTACCTGTAGTATCAGTTCCTAATGTTATTGAATTGATTTGCACAACTGTATCAATATCAACATTAGCACTACCATCAAAAGATACCGAACCTACAACATCACCTGATAAAGATATAGTTCTTGCTGTGCTTAGAGTATCAGCAGAATCTGCATTACCTGTTAAGTCTCCAGTAACATTACCTGTAACATTACCTGTTACATTACCAGTAACATCTCCTGTTAAATTGCCAGTAAATGTATTAGATGCAGTAATACTAACACCTGTAGTAATCCAAGCATTATCAGCAGCGTTTCTTATCTTTAATACGCTATTAGCTGTATCTACCCATAATTGATGGGCAAATGTAGTTGTTGGTTCAGTTGCTCCACTATTGACTGTTACAATAGCAGATAAAGCATTGTTTAAATCTGCTCTAAAATCTGCACCTGATTGGTTTGCTATGTTGTAATCGTGTTGTGCCATAATTAAATCTCTTTTCTATTAATTTTATACTTATTTCATATTTATTAAATCATTTATTACTATTTTTTAAGATAAGATGTTAATTCATCAATCTTGTTAATATGTAAATTCATTTTGTTTTTTGTAGCTTCAATGTCTACTTCATCATTAACAATGATGCATGGTATTTCAAATATAGTTCCATCATCTCTTGTAGCTACATAAAACTTAATATAATCATCTTCTTCTCTTTGTACTATTTCGTAATGCATATTAAGTAAATACTAAAAATCTATCTCTATTATTAGGCGTATATAAGCCACCTGTATCCCATGTTCTAAGTCCACTGCTTGAAGAATATGCAAGTGATGTTCTTGTTAATGTTCCTAGTAATGTTCCAGTATCATCAGTTCCATTGTAAATCTTTAAAGTAGTCCAACCTGCATTTCCTGTTGGAGTTCCACTAGTATCAAGGATACGTAAAAACGTATTATTAAAATCTACATTATAAAATTCCCAAGATGGATTATTACTATATAAATCACATGATGAATCAGTTGTTGAGCCAATAGAATTGCCTGATACAGTGCCATAACCAGTGTAAGTAGAACCTGAAACTGTTACTGAGCCTGTAGTAATTCCTGTTGACCATAAAGTAGTAACAGAACTAGCACCATAAAAATCAGATATTGAAATAGCACCTGATGATACGCCTGCAAGAGTTCTTAAATCAGTTTCACCTAAAGAAGATGTAGCTGTTGCACTTCTGCCTAGTTCTAAATTAATTGACCTATCAGTTGTTGTGCCACCAATAGATAATGTTCCTGAACTAGCTAATGTCATTGTCTAACCTTTTATTAAGAGCATCTATTTGTTCTTGTTGTTCTTTTATAGCTTCAATTAACAATGGTATTAATTTGTCATACCATACTGTTTTATATTTTGAATTTATTGGTGCATCAGTAACAATTTCAGGTAATACTTTTTCTACCTCTTGAGCATTAACACCAACTTGTAAATTCTTATTGTTATAACCTAGTTTTTTTGCTTTTTCATTTTCAGTAAAGTAATAACCATTTAATTTAGAGACCTTATCTAAAGCATTGTCAATTTTACCTTTAAAATCTTTTAATCTTTCATCTGAATAATAAGCTGTAATGTTATTTGTAGCTCTTATTTCTCCTGCTGTTGAAGATGCAGCAGTACCAACACCTAAACCATTAGGTATATATAATTCTGAAATATATGAAGTGCCACCAGCATATAAAAGATAATCATCATTAACAGTTGATTGATTTATAGTAACTCTAGGAGTAGCAATTCCAGGACTGTTTGTACTGCTTGTTGTATTACCAGGAAATATTTTTGTAGGAGTCCACTCAACCCTACCATCACCACCACTGCCATCATTATAAAAAACAGCAGCATATTCATCCATTTCAAATGCAACATCCCCTGTATTTTGTGAATTGTTATAGGCTTTATAAGTCATTTGAAGTCCATCAACTTTAAGCTGATTTTTTGTATCCGCCCCTATTGATAAAGTCTTAGCTGTTCCTGTTCCTGATACACCAAACAAATCATCTAATGGGTCACCATTAAGAGTAATAGTGCTTGCATCTAAAGTACCTGTTACTGTTGCTCCTGTTACATTTAAAGATGTGGCTGTTAAAGCACCTGATATTGTTGCACCTGTTGCAGTCATAACACCAGCAGAAGATACTGTAAAAGCACCTGAGCCAATATTCATACTTCCTGCTGTAATTGAACCTAAATCAGCAGATATAGCTGCTAAGTTAGTTACATTGATTTCATTAGCTGTTATTGCATTTGCTTGTATATCACCAAGAGCAACTGGTGCATCTGAGACTGTAAAAGTTAAACTTGCTGGGTCTGATTCAACACCTAAAGAATTTATAGAAGTAACTTTAGCAACATAATCAGTTCCAGTAGGTATAAAAGATAAATCAACTGAATTAGTATCTACAATTTTACTAAAGACTATATCACCTGAACTATTTTCTAAATCTAATCTAAATTCACTAGATGGAAAATCTGTAATTTGTGACCAACTGATAAAAGGTCTATCTATAGCTGAGGAATTGGTATCAGTAAAAGTGATTCCTGTTGGTGGATTTACTGCATAAGCAGAAGGAGTATTTGCTAATTCTTCTACTGATTCTTGAGGTGGCACTTCCCATGTATAAACATCAAAGTATTCTATTAAGCTAACTGCTACTAATCCATTAGATTGAAGTTCTAGTGCTTCAACTCTACAAACTTTACCTGAGAATCCTAAACCTGCATAAGTTAAATCTACTATATCTCCTACATTTAACTTATACATTTCAGGAGTTCCTAAGAACTGCATGGTTGTTTGATTTCTACTTCTAACAAGAATAGCCTTACCCATGTTGTAAGCTATATATGGGTCACTTATATATGGGAACTCGGCTTTGATTTCTAATATCTCATCATTATCGTCTGAGTAATATTCAGGACTTGCATCATGCAAAACTGTAGCTGTATCTAATTCGTATTTTTTATTAGCATTAAAAAATTCAACAATAACTTTGTTAGCTTTTTTATCTTTATTTCCATAATCAACTGATATACCAGCATCAGCAATAATATGGTTATCAGTTATACTAAATGTTGATGTGCCTGTATCTTCTATTGATAATTCGTATTTACCATCTACATAAAGAAAGATACCTCTCATATTTGCAAGAAGTTCTTTTGCGTTATCCATTACATTTTTATTTGTATCTACATAACCATTACAATGAAATCTTTTAACTTTTAATAAAGACGTTCCTGTTTGTGTAGAATAATCAGTTGTAAATAAAAAATTAACAAAGACTAAAAATTCTTCATTTGTATCAAAATATTGACTTCTTCTAATAGCTTTTATTTCTACTTCATCTAAAACACCATTACCATTAGAATCAAATAAATCTAATAGCTCTCCTAATTTATTTTGAAACCATTGTGTATTAGCAGAAGCACCACTAATTGTAAAAAAATCATCACCACTATTTGCAGACCAAGTTAATGATTGTGCTGTTCCATTAAAATAAGGCTGGTCAACTTGAGTATCACAAACATTAGCAGCAGAGCTAAAGGTTGACATATTAATTTGTGATGATGTTAATCCTTTACCATATTCATCATTAGTAATGTAATCAAGGAAACATAAAGCTGGATTATCTGACCATTGATAAGTAGACGGAGTTCCAAATGTTTGACCTGAATCTCTTGGGTCATATACCTTCTTTCCTTTTACCTGAACTGTAATTTGAGGAACACCTCTAAATGTTCCATGTTCATCGTAATAAAATGCAGCAGCAATATATGCTATGCCATTTAGTTTATGTGCTGAAGTCCATTTACTTCCAATAGATGCAGTAAGCATAGGGTCTGCTGTTTGTGTTGCAGCACCATGATGTGCGTTGAATACATATCTATAACCTCTACCTGTAGGGTCAGTTCCAAATGTTCCACCTGTTAAGCCTATTCCTGTTCCTACAACTTGGTCACCAGTACATAAAGAACCTGCACCTGAAGATATTTTATCTGAACCTATATATCCACCATCTCTAAATTGATTTGGGTCTGTTAATGGATTGCCATCTATTTCTAATGTTTCAAGCATTATTTCTTCTAATTCTCCAACACTTATTGCATAAACAACAAACAAATGCATAGAATAATTATCAGCAGTATCCATATAAACAACTTGAGCACCCACCCTTCTATTTCCATAAATAACAGGAATCTTGCCACCAGCAGCAGTTTTATTAGCCAATATAGATTGACCTTGTTGCTGCATTTGTCTTGCTTGTAAATATCCTTTAACACCTACTGCTACAGTAACAGCATTAAATATCATATTTATTTTTCCAAGAGTATCTGCTGCTTTCCAAGTTGTAGCAATCCAATTAAAAAATGTTAAAAATGGATTACCCATTATGAACCCCACCTAACATCTGATTTAACTTGCGTAGCATATTCCAATCCTTTATCACCTGAACTAAATGATTGTTGAGATTCATCTGAATAATGTCTGCCTTTTGTTAAATTCCAATTTGCCCAATGTGATGCAACAGTCATGCTTAAAGCAGATGTGTCTATATTCTCAGATATTGCTACATTTCTAATTTGACCTGTAAAATAATTAATAGCACCCACAATGCTGTCATTAGTATCAAAATAAGCAATATATACCTCTACTGTTTTATCAGTAAAAGCTCCATCTTGAACTAAAGACCTAACTTGATTTGTAATATTAGAAAATCCTAAATTAATTTCGTCTACTTGTAATTGACCTGTTTCAGTTGTTGAATCAACTGTTAAAAAACTACCACCAGCTTCATAGCTGTTAGAATCATAAGTAACATTAGTGTACCAATCAGTCAATCTAATAGTAGATGATAAATTAAGCTCAACTAGAAAAGCTGTCTTAGTTGCTGTTGATGATACTTGAGTTTGTAAAGCAGATGATAAACTTCTAGGCATTAGGTTATAACCTCTCTAACATCAAATGAAATACTATAAAAACCACTAGCATCTGTTGAATACATAATTTCATCAGATTCAAGATAAACAGTGAAACTAGGTTTATTTACAGTAACAGCTTCATTATCTGCTAGAGATGCTACTAGATTTGGTGATATGGTAACTGTTGCTGCACCACCTGATGCATCAGCATCTTCAGCAACCATATATACTTTTGAATGATTAGCAAACTTAATTAAATCTCCAGCTTTTAAAGCACCTGTTGTTTGTGAAAAACCATCTATAGTTATTGTATTATCACCTGCTGAATGTGCATTATTAACTACTATATCTGTCTCTAACTTACTTGCACCTAAATTATCTAATGGTGCAACTATAGTAAAGTCCTCAAAAGAACCTTTTTGTTTTTGTAAAAATGCAAATACTTCTTGAGCCTTTTCTTGTTGTAAAGGTGGCATTTGCACTGTAAAAGAAAAATATTGACTACCTATTTGTCTGACTTGTTTTTTACCTGATAAAGTCTGATTTAATAAAGTAGGTCTATTATCTTTAAAATTTAAACTTCTAAAATTAGGAGATGTTGGAAATTGTCCTGACATTATACTACTCCCATTCTGCCTTGATTATTCATGGCATTGTTTATGATTGATGTTATCAATCCTTTTCTTGATGCTAGTAACTGGTCAAATCCAGCAGCATCTACTGTTGAGATATTAAAGTTGACTGTAGCACCGCCAACAGCTTGACCTTTAGTATGGTCAATAACAGTTTCATTAGGATGTAATATAGCTGGGAATCCACCTCTACCATCTATTCCACCTGCTCTAACACCCATACCTGTAAAACCACCACCTTCCATACTGTCAGCAGCAGTTTGAAATACTTTACCTATTGTAGATTCAGCACCAAAAGCTGTAGCACCAAATCCTAATAATTTTTTAATAACATGAACTCTAATTAATTCATCTATAATTGATTTGACAACTTGAGTAGCAAGATTTTTAAAATCTAAAAATTCTTTATTAGTAAAGTCAAAAAATGTTTTAAAAGAAGAAGTTAAAGTAGAAGATATAGCGTTCATGCTTTTTACACTATCTAAAGCACCACCAAAATCTTTAGCAGCTTCTAAAGCAACTTTTTTTCTAAGTTCTTCTGCTTTTTCTAATGTAGCAATTTCTTCTTTAATTATATCTATTTTATCTTGATGATTTTGCAATCCATGTCTTGCTCTTCTTCTTGAATTTGCTTCATTATATTTTTCTTGTTTCACAAGCAATTCATCTAACTCTTCTTGCAATTCAGGAATAGTTTTAGGTATATCAATTAAACCTAATGCATCCATAAACATTAATACTGAATTAGCAGCACTAATAAACATATCTTGCATAGGAGCTAATATCTGTCTTTTAAGAATATTCATAGTGTCATTGAATCTTTCTGCTCTTCTTATAGTTTCTTCATCAAGAACACCTGTAGCTGATTCAGCTAATGCTTTCATAGCTTCAGCACCATCTTTACCCATGACAGCAAGTTTTACACCTGCTCTACCCATAAGGTCAGCTAGAATAGCGTTTTTCTCAAATTGACTACCAACATCATCAAGAGCTTCAAATAATTCGACAAATACCTCTTCAGCACCTTTTACAGAACCATCAGCATTTTTAACCTGCACTCCAAGTTTTTGTAATGTTCTACCAGCTTCAGAAGTTCTAAGTTGTGCTTGACCTACCATCTTGGTAAAGTTTTGCATACCTTTATTAAATTCTTCTGTAGCTAACCCTGACTGTTGAGCAGCAAATTGATATTTTTGTAAAAATTCTGTATTAACACCAAGAGAGTCAGAAACCTTACCAATATCATCAGCAAGTTTTAAAGTAGCATTACCAAATTCAACAATTTGTCTAACAGCAAATACACCAGCAAAAGCACCAGCTAATTTTTTCATAGCTGATTGGGTGCTGTTGATATTTTTATTTACTGAATTAAAACCCTTTTTACTTTTATCTTGAGCTGTAATTCTTAATTTATAATCAGTTGCCATTTCTTATCTGCCTATTTTTTTCCTCTAAATATGCTAACCATCCTGTATATTCGGATAAGGTCATTCTTTCTTCTAGTTCCTGAAGTGTGCAGTGCAACATTTCAGCTAGATAGTATTTAGCAAATAAGTCCTTATCCTCTGCTACTTTTTTGCTTGTTGTTCTACACTTGGAGTAGACATAATTTCAGTTGCAACTCTTGCAAGTACATCTTTATCTACACCATTCATAAGTGTATGTTTATCTGATAGGTCAAATACTTTTTCACCATCAGAATCTAAGGCTTTATATATTAAGCAATAAGCCATCAATGCTACATCATCATCTTTTGCATATCGTTGCAATTTAGACATTTCTGCTAGCGTTAATGGCTTTGCATATACTTTAAGAACCTCATCTCCATCACTCCACTCAGGTATCTCAATCTCTTTGATTTCTAAAGAATCAAAATGAGCTTTTGCCTTATCTATAAGTTTCATGTTCTTATACTGTTGTCGATGTTAATGCACCAGTTCCTTGAACTGAAATACTAGCTTCAACCAATCCATCAAATGATGCACTTCTTGAAACACCAGTAACAATAGCTGAACCACTGTAATAAGTATCTCCTGATGTATCTCCTTCAGGATAAACATTAAGAGTTACTTCTGAGCCAATGGTTAAAGCACCTTGACCACTAGTATCAGTCTCATCCCAAAATACATCTATACTTCCTGAGAAAGAAGTCAATGATGATTTATAGGTTCTTGCAGTATCACCCATTGAAGTATCTTCTAAAGTATCAGCAGTTTCCTCAAGTGAGTAAGACCTTATTTCAGCTACAGCATTAGAACCGACTTTTACAGTTCCTTCACTTCCTTTATGTGTTGCCATTTTCTACCTCGTCTTTCGACTTTTTCTTAGAAGAAGATTTAATTTTATCTTGCGAATGGACTGCTTCCTCTTTCCAACCCATATTCAATAAAGACTCAACCTTAGAAGGGTGAGCTTCTATAGAAACTTTGCCATCAGGACTAATCATTTTCATAATTGTCTCCTATACTGCTACATCAGGATTAGTTTCCTGAACATAGTAATTAGTTAAGAAGGTTAAACTCACATATCCTAGTGGTTTCTCACCTTCACCATTAAACTCTATTTCTGTTGATTCTAAATAGCAATCTTTAGCTAATCCATCTAAAGTTCTATCTGCTGCTATTGCTTCTTCAACTTCTTTTGATATTGTATCAATAGTATCATCAAAGTCACTAGTAGCTTTTGCATATCCTTCTACTACTACTGACAATTCTCTACTCATAACTCTATCAGTACCTATAACTATTGGTTCAGATGTTTCTGATTTAGTATAGATAACTAATGCTGGTACTGTTTCTAATGGATAAACCCTTGACTCATAAACTCTTGAACCAGTTGTAGTTAAACCAGTTAAAGTAGTTCCAAACTTTTCTCTTATTTGTTGTCTTATATGATTCGCCATTATATTTCCTCTAACATTAATGCACTAAAACCTGTTCTATCTGCTTGTATATTAACAACAGTATAGCTTTGTGCTGCTTTGAGTATATTACCATTTGTATCTTTAATTGCAGATACATCTAATCTATTTCCAAATGCAATATTAGGAACATCTATAGTTCTGCAATAGGCTATTGGTTTTAATGCTTCTACACCAATGCCTTCTTCTTGTTCTACATATTCATTATTTAAAATAATATTAATAGTTGAAGAAGTACCTGAGTTTGTATAAACAGCAGATACTCCATGACCATAATTAATATCTAAATATCCAGCCATATCTAATTCAGTTTCTAATCTAAATTGAGACATTATTCTTCCTCTAACACCAAAGAAACTAAACCTGTATTATCAGGTTCTACTGTTCTAACAATAAAGGTCGTTTCAGCTTTTAAAACATTACCTTTATCAGTTGTTATTGCATCAACAATTAACTTATCTTCTTGGGATATATAAGGCACATCAGATGCTTTTACTATTGCTCTTGGTTGATAACCAGCAACAGGTACAGTTCCACCTTCTATATTAAAATATTCTTGGTCAATAATAATGTTTATATTTTTAGATGCACCTGAGTCTATATCAAACAAATCGTCAATCAGACCCAAGCTATCCCAAAGAGTTTGTTGGACTTCAAAGAAAGTGGCAGTAACACCATGACCTGTTGTTGTATCAACATAGGCGTTAAAATCTAATGCACTCTCTAAAGGCATGATTTACTTTTTAGCTCTTGTTTTTGGAGCTTTTGTTTTTGAAGTTTTTAAACCTACGCTTCTATCTTGTTTTTCAGCTTTAGGCTTACCTATATGAACTTCAGCTTTACCATATCCACATAAAGCATGACCTTCATGTACAGGTAATTCAATTATATCGCCAGCATGAACCTTAGAACCACCAGCCATTGTATCAGTTAATATTTTATATTTTTTCATTTCTAAGTTGGGGGTATTGCTACCCCCATTCCATTTAAGCATCAGTTAATTAGTCGCTTGATTTACAGAATGAAACTGCATGTCTTACAGCAACATCAACAGTTTGTAGAGCAACAATTCTTACTCCACCTGAAGTTGATAATGCATAAGGGTCAACAGTAATATCTAAACCACCATACATACCAATTAATAAGTCTGCAAAGTTACCAAAGTAGAAATCACCACTTGTTACTTGATTACTTCTAACAACATTATAACCATTCATAGTGTTATCAGGAGAAACAACAAATTGAGCAGTATTAGTTGCTTTTTCAGTTGTTTTCAAAGTACCAAAGTCAGCAGGTCTACAGATATAAGCTAAAGAACCAGTTAAGGCATTGTCATTAGCTACAGCACTTTCCATAGCTACAATCTCAGCCCATGTTGGGTTAGCAGCAGCAAATGTAGTTGTGTTAATACCTGAAGTATTAGCAATACCTGTTGGTTGTCCACTTGAACCTGAACCAGCTAAAGCACCTGCATCAATAGCAGTAGCTATAGATTTTGTTAGGTCATCTCTAATTAAGTTCTCAACATCTAATGATGATTGTTGTAATAAGAGTCTTGTTGCATCAGTAAAAGCACCAATTACTTTTGGTGACATTGTTACTGAACCTGAAGTGAATTCACTTTCAGAAGCAGCAGTACCTTCAGTTGCAATCCAACCAGCAGATGAAGCAGCAGTTTTCTTAGGAATTACAACATTACCTTGTAATCCTCTTAGCATTGTTGCTCCAGCTTGCATTACTGAAGATTCGTTTCTTAATACATCAATAAAATCTCCACCTCTATAATCTTCACTAATTAGTGTTGAATCATCAGAAGAGTTGATGTCTCTTTTGCCCCAAGTTCTTAGGACTTCAGCAGGTAACATGATACCTTGAGCATCTTTACCATACTGTCTTGCAGCTTCAGCAGAACATTCAAATTCAAATTCTGCATCTTTTTGTGCTTGTCTGTCAGATGGGTTAGCCATAGCTCTAATAGCTTTTACTAGACTGAACTCTCTAACTTCTTCTTTAGTCATGCCAATTTCTGAAGGAGTTTCTAAAGGAGTATTGTTAGAAATGTTTTCTAATAAA